CTAGTCCACCACTTCTCATTTTAGCTCTACCACCATTTTTCATGTAGCCCATTTTATTTCTAACTTGTGTTGGAAGTTTTTTTAAACCTTTATTTTCTGAAGGAATAGCTTTTAAAGAACCGCCCATAGCTTTACCTACTCTGCCACCTTTTTTCATAGTTGCAACATTCAACATTTTAGTTTTGTCACCATAGCTAGCATCTTTATATTTTTTACTATCTGTTATTGTTTTAAGTTCTTTTTGTGACTTAAGTTTTCCGTGACGAATATTTCCTTTTGTGCTTGAACTTTCTCTTTTTTTAGATCCAGCTTTACCACCGTCAGCTTTAAGTTCTCTAACAATTCTAGATTTTTCAGCCCCAAGATTTTCTTTACCTTTTTTAGTGTATGCTTTTTCTGAATCAACTCTTCCAAGTTCTTCCAGTCTGTTCATTCTTTTTGAGTTCATTATTTGCTCGCTCCTCTAGATTCATCTCTTCTAGATTTATAACTTTGTGATTTAGTAGATTCTTTTCCTCTTCTTGATCCTAGAGATTCATCTAGTCTATCATTAGCGCCTTGTTTTTTTGTGCCTGAACTTCCGTATGGAAATCTGACATTTGATCTTACTCCGTTTTGTCTCATTTTTTTCCTCCGTTTCTAAAAATTTGAGTACCCTTTATACCATATATGCTAGCAACTACAAGGATCCACAAATTTGTGAACCATCCAGGAAGTGCCGCAAAATGTTCAAAGAATATATTTACTTTGTCCATTGCTCCTGGATCGTCGCTTACGACCGCCCAAGCCAGAATTGCTATTGGCGCCGAGAGAATTATCAAAACTGCCTCGTCCTTCCAGTCTGACTGACGGGCTTCTAATAATTTTCCTTGGTAAGCTTCCTTACCTTCGGCCATACGAGAAGCATGCATAAGCTGTGCGTCTGACATTGCCATCTTCGTTCTCTGCTTGTTAGCATAAATCTTACTACCAGCGGAAACGGCTAATTTAATTGCCGATAACCACATTGACTAGTACCATTTAGCTTTAACAGGTTTTTTATCAGCTCTCATAGCTCTAGTTCCTCTAACATCTACAGTTTGTGTTTCGTTAGGGTCAGTAGCTTCGATAGTAACGCCGCCTGTTTGATAGCCATCTTTACCAACACCTAATTCTTTTTCAATTTTAGGTGCTTTAGTATAAGTCTGGCCTCTCATCCAATTTTTGTCCATAAGTTTCTCCTTAATGATTTTATTATAGTTAATTTTTGTCGAAATTTCTACCGAAATCGTGAATCTTACTAGCATCAGACATTTGTTGTCGTCTAATACTGTTTTGATTCGATAGAACTGTTTTAGTTAGCGAAGTTTCAGCACGTAATTCTGCTAAATCTTCGTTTTGCTCTAGTTTTTCTTCTGTATTTTGTTGGTTCATCATAGCTTTCATAGTATCCAAGCTAATTCTACCTTCATCAAAAGCTTTTCTTGCCTCATTTTGTCTTGCTTTTAGGTCAAGTTCTCTAGATTTTAATTTAATCAATGGATCTCCACCAAATTCATTAATAACTTTTTGTTCTTCATCCATATAATCTTTAGTCAACTCTGCAATCAACACAGCTTTTCTAGCATTCATAACTTGTGCAAGTCTTTGAGCTTCTTGAACCATTTGTGGATTGTTAGGGTTTTGTTTTAACGCCATTTGAATTTGTTGTGCCTGCATTAGTTCTTCTTTAAACTCTAATTGAATTTGTTCTTGAGACATTAGAGAAATTCTTTCCAAGATATTTTTTTGTAATGCACCCATTACAGCAGGATTGTTTTGTACTGTATTTGATTTCATAAAATTTAAATGTGAATCAATGTGTGCTTTGTGATCTTGTCCTGGAAATGCTTGAAAAGGTTTCATACTCATCGCTGCAATTTCTTCCATACTTGGATCTACAGGTTGTGGTTGTGCAGGAGGAGGTAAAATAGCTGCAATATTTTTTACTCCTAATGCTTCATACATAGACCTATACGCTTGGTATAGATCATGTATTTGAGGATTCGATTGCGCTAACTGAAGTTGTGATTGCGCCATCGAAATTCTTTGTGTTTGAGAAAATATATTTGGATCTGCAACGGGTAGAATATCTATTCTATCATCGAAGTCTTGAACCTTACATTTCTTGTAGCCCCTGGTACATCATATGGATACACCGGTGGTAAGTATGTTTTAAATACATTTGCTAATAATTTGAATTCTTGTTTTAAACCTACATACAATCTTTTGTGTATGGCTGACATTACTCTCGATCCACGTTCCAATAATGCTACAGTCGTACCGACGGCTGCTTGTTGGTTCATGTCACCCACTTGCATATCTGCGATAGCCGCGAATCGTTGACCAGCTGATACGACAATTCCCATTAACTGAAGTAGAGTTGCATCGGGTCCTTTAAAAGGTAAAGTCATAAACTGATCTTTGATGTTGCCTCCCGGAGCGTCGACATCTCTAAACTCACCAGGTTGTAAAGGTTGTGCATCATCTCTAATTCTAATACCACGGGATTTAAATCCTGCAGGTAAGTTTGCTAAAGTTCCAGCATCGAGAAGTTGTCTTAATGCAGCTGTTGCTGTTCTAGTTAAACCACCAATCATATGAATTAAACCAAAGCCATAAAAACCTGTACCTGGTAAAAATTTAAACTGTACAAAGTATTGAATTTTTTTCATCATTTTATCACCTTCAGCATAGTTTCTTCTGATTGATAAAATTTTTTGATTAGCTTCGGCAATTGTAATTACATACGGAAGTTTAATTCCTGTTGGCTCACCATCAGGTCCCATATCTTCATAATCTTCTAAATCTAAATTAGTATGTATTTCGTAAAGTGTGTATTGATCTTCTTGACCATCTTTAGAGATTCCTTCTAGTTCTAATTTTTTATCTTGTAATTGATTTTCAGTTACAGGAGGATCTCCTAATTCAATGTCTCTATAAAATCCTGCTACTTGTTGTTTTCTTAATTCGTTTTCAGAAATTTTAATTACATGAATAACTGCTTCTGCATCATCTAATGAGTTTGCAGAATAGGGTACAATCAAATCATCTGCCGGTACAAATTTTGAAACGGCTCTACCTAATAGATCATCATAGTAGACTTTCTTAAAGGTAGAACCGGAGAGGGGTAGATAGAAAAGCATTTGATCAAACTCTGGTTCATATTCTTTCATCTGATCCATTATTTGATAATTCATAAAATCTTTAACACGGTGTGATTGATCTTGTTTCTCTGGAGTGATTGCTCCTAAAACTTGAGTTCTAACCGGACCTTCTGCAGGTAATAATTCTTTATAAGCTTGTGCTTGAAATTGAGTGACTGCTTCTGCTAATACTGGGTGATTAACACCTGATGCACCTCTGAAAGGTTCTGTTCGTCTTTCATATTTAAATCCTAATAGTTCTAAACCTTCTCTATAAGATTGTTCCCAATCTCCTCTAGATTCTTTGTACTCGGTGTATTGATCGTAAAGTTTATTTCCTAATGGAGATAAAACCTCTTCACCTAGTGATTCAGCTAAATTTGCAAAATGATCTTGATCCATTGATGGGTCAACTGCATTTGGATCAAAAGATACTTCAGCTCCACCATCATCATCCATTGTTACTTCTACATCTTCTGATGCTTCGATAATATCTTCGTTAGGTGTTTCTACTTCAGTTACTTCTGTTTCTTTGAATTCTTCGTCGCTTACTGATTGATTCGGTAAAGCGTCATCTATTTCTGCCATGATTATCCTTTTAATTTAAACATTGTTGCAAGTCCACCTTTTTTAAATCCTACTCGACCGCCGTCTTTCCATCCCCAACCGCCATCAGTTCTACCTGATTTAGTTGAGCCTGATGATTTTGCTTGTCTTGAACCACCACCCATATTTGCAGCACCTCCACCTTCGCCTCTTCCTCCTCCAGGAGGAGCAGCGTTACCTGCTTTATTCATAGCAGTAATACTTGCTTGTTCCTTTAATCCTCTAGCGTTTGCTTCGGCTTGTCTTTGTTGTTCAACTTTAGCTGCTTCTCTTTTTCTTGCAGCTTCTTTAATTTGTGCGTCTAATTTATTTTTAGCATCTAGTTGTTGTTTTCTAAAATTAAATTTTGTTCTCATCATCTTGGTCATATCATTTGCTTTCTTAACCGCATCTAAATTTTTTCCAGTGTACATTCCTGTTTCTTCATCAAACTCTACACCGTATTTATCTGCAAGTCTGCCACCTAAACTTTCTGATAGACTAGCAAAATCAGAACCAACTGCTTCTGCATAATTACCAAAACCAGATCTCACATTTAAACCAAACGGATCTTTATTGCCCATACTGTTTTCACCAAATACTGTTGGACCATCATAACCCATTTGTGATTGAGTAAATATTTGATCTCCTAAAGACATATTATAATAATTATCTGGTAACATTTTTCCTATTGCAGCTCCAATTCCTAAAGGTATGCCCGAGGTATTTCTAACATCTACTTGACCAGATGATATCATTTCACCAATACTTCTTTGAGGGGTCATTCCAATTTTTGACATACCAGAATTTATTATACCTTGAATCATATTTGGATTAGTTAAATTATTAGTTCTGTCTTGAGTAGCAGTCATAAAATCTTGAGTTAAACCTATTGGCGAACTAGGAATCCCACCTCCACCGTCTCTTTGATATTGATTTATATTTTGATTTATTATTCCACCTGGAGGTGTTGGGGTTCGAGTTGGTGGAGGGTTAGGTGCAGGTGTTGGAGTTGTTCCTTGGTTGGAACCAAACAACGCCAAATAGTCATTCATATTTGGAAATTGATTTTGTAATACTGAACTGCCTTTATAGGTATTGATATAATTTGAAA